ATATGGCAAGGAAGTTTCTTGAAATGGGATTTACTCGCTCCCGTAGGTATGCAAATCATCCTAGTGGAAAGAAGTACGCTAGAGATGGTTCCGTATCACCGCAGTCGCCAACCGCACTACACTGTGAAAAGTCCCGTTCTGCAACTGTTTTCAAAAAAATGAGGGATAAGGCAGCGTATGATGAAAAGTATGTTATAATGAGAAAGGAATGGAGGACAAATGAGTGACTTTATATGGGTTGAAAAATACAGACCCAAAACAATTGATGATTGTATTCTTCCAGATAGTATCAAGAAAACATTTAAGGATTTTCTAAATAGAGGGGAAATACCTAATATGCTTCTTGCTGGTCCTCCAGGCGTTGGAAAAACTACAGTAGCGAAAGCATTATGCAACGAACTAGGAGTAGATTTTTATGTCATCAACGGATCCGATGAAGGAAGATTTCTCGATACAGTCAGAAACAACGCAAAGAATTTCGCATCAACTGTATCTTTGTCATCGGAGGCGAAGCACAAGGTCGTCATCATTGACGAAGCCGACAACACAGGAAATGACGTACAATTATTACTTCGGGCATTCATCGAAGAGTTTGCGGGAAACTGTAGATTTATTTTCACTTGCAACTATAAAAACAAAATCCTTGAACCCCTCCATTCCAGATGTGCTGTCATTGACTTTTCTATACGAGGAAAAGAAAAGCAACAAATCGCTGCTAATTTCTTCCAAAGACTCAACTTTATCTTGGAGCAAGAAAGGATTGAAACTGATAAGAAAGTATTAGTCGAATTAATTAACAAGCATTTTCCAGATTGGAGAAGAGTTTTAAATGAATGTCAAAGATATTCTGTCAGTGGTAAAATAGATAGTGGAATATTAGCTGCTTTTTCTGATGTTGCTGTCGATGATCTCATCAAAAATCTTAAAGCAAAAAACTTTCCAGAAGTAAGAAAGTGGGTCAATAACAATATGGACAATGATACTTCTGTACTATTTCGTCGTATTTACGATAGTCTTTATAAATCCTTGGTTGCTAATACCGTTCCTGCTGCTGTTCTTGTTATTGCTAAGTATCAGTATCAGATGGCATTTGTTGCCGATCAAGAAATAAACATGCTTGCATGTTTAACTGAAATTATGGTGGAGTGTGAATTCAAATGAAAATTAATACAAATACTGAAAAGAGAAAGAACCAAGTAAAATCTAAATTTTATTATGTGTTCTGGGGAATAGCTACTACATCAGTAGTTCTTGGACAATTATATGTTGGTACTGGTTATCGTATAATGTCTCAAAGTATTATCGATTTGACAGAAGTATTTACTCTTATTCGAGAGGGTAATGAACTAAAAAGATACCCTAATTTTTATTAATGAAATCTCACAAAACACCACTTCGTTATCCTGGCGGTAAGTCTCGTGCCTGTACAAAGATAAGTCAGTTCTTACCTAACATGTACACCTATAGAGAATTTCGTGAACCTTTTCTTGGTGGTGGAAGTGTTGCTATCTATCTTACAAAGATGTATCCATCTTTGAGTATTTGGGTTAATGATTTATACGAACCCTTAGTCAATTTCTGGAAAGAAATTCAACATAGTGGTGAAGAGTTATTTGTCACGTTAAGTGATTTAAAAATTAAACATCCAAATCCAGATTTGGCAAAAGGTTTATTTTTAGAATCAAAGGATATTATTAATGATCTAGATAAAAGTAAATTAGAAAGAGCAGTTGCTTTTTATATTGTAAATAAATGTAGTTTCTCTGGTCTTACAGAGTCTTCGTCATTTTCAGCACAAGCAAGTGATTCTAATTTCTCAATGAGAGGTATTGAAAAGTTAACAGGTTATCAAGAAATAATTGAAGATTGGAAGATAACTAATCTCTCTTATGAGAATCTCCTGACAGATTGGAAAGATGCTTTTATTTACTTAGATCCTCCATATGATATTAAAGATAATCTTTATGGAAAGTCAGGAGATATGCATAAAAAATTCAATCATGATAAATTCGCAGAGGATTGTGATAGATATACTGCGGATATGATGATATCATATAATTCATCTCAATTAGTTAAAAATAGATTTAAAAATTGGAATGCTGCAGAGTTTGATCTCACTTATACTATGAGATCTGTTGGTGATTACATGAACGATCAACAAACAAGAAAAGAATTATTATTATTAAATTATGGAATTGAAGGAATGGTTAAAGTCGATCAATTTATCGAAGAAGAATCTAATCGATGAAGATTCATCTTTAGAAAAAGAATATTCTCCATATGTAATCAATCGTATTTTCTCAGGGCATCTTGATGCGATACTGTTTGCAAATGAAATGAATCAGTATCATTTTCTTCCGAAGAAGATGCAATATGATTTTTTACTAAATACCCTCAGAACTAAGAAGAGATTCTCTCCTTGGCTACGTAAAGATGAAATCAAAGATCTTGATTATGTAAAACGTTATTATGGTTATAGTAACGAAAAAGCAAAACAGGTTTTGAAGATATTATCTACTGAACAAATTAATTTTATAAAATCGAAATTTGAAACTGGAGGAAGACAATGAGTGTGGTTCAACAACCTGAAGTACAATGGTTACCTGAGAAAATGGTCGAGGTAACTCTTAATGAACCTGATGATTTTCTTAAGGTAAGAGAAACTCTCACAAGAATTGGTGTAGCATCCAGAAAAGAGAAGAAGATATATCAATCATGTCACATACTACACAAACAAGGTAGATATTACCTTGTTCATTTTAAAGAACTCTTTGCTCTTGATGGCAAGCATGCTAACTTAACATCTAATGATGTTCAACGCAGAAATCGTATCGCACAACTACTTGCTGATTGGGGACTAATTGGAATTGTAGATGTCTCAAAGATACAAGATATTGCACCATTAAATCAAATTAAAGTCTTAGCATACAGAGATAAAGGTGACTGGATATTGGAAACAAAGTATAATATTGGATCTAAGAAAAAGAAAGTAGAAGAACCTGAATAAACAGTAGAATGGAAAGAATTATTTTTCGGATTAATCAGGATGGAAATGTTACTGAGGAAGTTCAAGGAGTAACAGATGGTACTTGTATAGATATTACAAAGAAAATAGAAGATATTCTAGGCAAAGTCAATGCTAGAGAATTGAAACCCGAATACTATCAAAAACAAAATGTCACACTTCAGCAACATCAAAACGAAACTCAAGGATAAAGATTTTTTAATTAAAGCATTACATACGATTGGGTATACTGGAACAGAAAATGTATTGTTGAAAAATCCTTCTAATCATCAACACGAAGAAGTTCAAGTTGAAATAGGAGTAACTAAGTATGATACAAGTCTGGAAGTAATGAGACCGATGACAGCTGGATTCAAGATCAATGATGATGGAGTGTTTGAATTAGTTACTGAGGTTGATACTTGGCATGAATCATTACCTATCGAAAGATTTTTAGAAAAAGTAACTCAGGTATATGCAAGATTTGCTGTGGTAGAAACCGCACAGTCACAGGGGTTTACTGTAACAACCGAACAGAAAGATGTTGATAATACCATAGAAATTGTAATGGAAAAGTGGTAGTGTATGCTTAAATAGTAATGTCGCCTTCGGGGACACAACTTACACTCGCTTTTAAAGGAGAATCAAATGACTAATTTAACACAATACCATTCTGCTAATCTTCCAGAACTAATGAAGATTATCAAACAAAATGGTATAGGTATGGATGATTACCTAGACAGGTTTTTTAATGAACCACCACAAACCTCAAACTATCCACCATATAATTTGATACAATTAAATAACCATGAATCAAAACTCGAAATCGCCCTTGCGGGGTTTAAGAAAACTGAAGTTAAAGTCTATACAGAGTTTGGAAAACTATATGTCGAAGGCAAAAAAGAAGAATCAGAAGATGTTGGAGAATTTGTCTATAAAGGATTGGCCCAACGTTCCTTCGAACGAGTTTGGACGATCACCGACGATACGGAGATTGGATCCGTCAAGTTTGAAGATGGACTCTTAACTGTAAACTTAAGTAAGATAGTTCCTCAACATCATGCAAGAAAAGATTATCTTTGAATATGACAGGTTATGATTGGCACGTCCTAAGAGACATACCTCCTGCTCATGGTAGTGGTAAGGAACCTATGTATGGAAGCATGGGTAAGTCAACCAAACCTGATCCAAATTGTAAGGTAACATATCCACAGGTGATTCATTTGGTTTGTCTTGATTCACACAATACCAGTTTCTTCTATAAGAGGGAGAATGGCACATACTACTGGCATCACTGTCGTAAAGATAAGGATGATGTATATGTAGACGCTGATGAATTACAATTAGATCTTCTAGGAAATGATCCTATATTATCTAATGAGTTTATTATGAAAGCAATATTTTAGGGATCTTGACGATCCCTTTTTTTATGGTATAATAAAAGAGTCAGAGAAATACTGGCTGCGGTGTTCCCCTTTGGTAGGTTCAGGAATAGCGGCTATAGGAATCTACCAACAATAATATAAATATAAATTATTTAATTGTTAAATGCTATCATTTTTATTTTCCATGGCAGGTTTATTGAACCTACTGTTCTATGTCTTTGCGATTGGATTTGTCATTTCACTGATACTAGAACAGATTATCAAAGCAAAACCTTTGTCTCCTTTTGAAGAGGTAAATGATCGAAATATGTACATAGTACAGTCAAACAGGAAATATTGCTGGAGACAAGCATGGGTAGTCAATATTTATTGGTTCTTATGTAATGTAGGTTTGTATTTCATATCAAGGAACATGCAGACACCATCTGATACATTCTGGAATGGATTGTGAGTTTTGATATTTTAGAAACTAAATTTAAAGATAAGACTTTATTAATAAAGTCTCTTGAAGAGATTGATGAAAAACCTAACACTCCTTGGAAGGGAACATCTGTAATCGAATTAGTTTTACTTAGTGATCGTAACTATGAAGATCTTGAGACGATTGAGGTTGACTTTTCCATAGGAGTTGATGTAGGATTTAGATTGAATAAAGAAACCAATCAATATGATTTTATCTATCATGAAGAAAATTGGAATAAAGATTTATCCATTAAAGAGTTTTTAGATAAACTAGTAAATCAATATGAGAAAATAAAAAAATGACAATTAAGATTGCAGTTTTAAAAACACAACAACAAGTGATCGCAGATTTTAAAGAAATAATGTCTGGTGAAGAACCAGTTGCTTATTTATTTAAAGAACCACATGTGGTTGATTTTAATCAATTTTCATTTTCTAAAGAAGAAAATAATCAAAGTTCAATTGAAGTATCTTTATCTCCTTGGATATTAAGTTCAGCAGATAAAGAAATACCAGTTCCTATCAATCAGGTGGTAGCTTTGGTCGAACCCCTAGAATCAATTAAAACAATGTATTTGGAGAAAATTAATGGCAAAGGTAATCAAGTTGATAGTATTGGTCAACAACAAAATCTTATTGAGTGAGATTGAAGAAATTGGTGGTGAGATTGGAGAACCAGATTGTAAATTATTAAATCCTGTAACTCTAACAACTACTGAAGAAAAGTTGACAATTCAAGAAGGAAAAGTTGTTCTCACAAAATGGTTAAGTAGTTTTACAAAAACTCGTGAATTTATGATGTCTTCTGATAAGATATTAACTATGGCAGATCCTGCACCAACTATACTAGAAAAATATATGGATTTGTCTAGTAAACCATGAGATTTTATACAAACGTCCAAATGGTTGGAGACAACTTCTTAGTTCGTGGATATGAAGATGGAAAACACTTTGCCACTCGTGAGAAGTTTTATCCAACCCTTTTTGTTGGTTCAAAGAGAAGAACAAAATATAAAACGTTAGAAGGAGAGTATGTAGAATCAATTGAACCTGGCACTGTAAGAGATTGTCGGGAGTTTATTAAAAAATATAATGAGGTAGAAAACTTTGACATTTATGGTAATGAAAGATTTATCTATCAATATATTTCTGAGAAATATCCAGAGCAAGAATTAAAGTTTGATATTGAAAAAATTAAATTAGTTACCCTTGATATTGAGGTCAAATCAGAGAATGGTTTTCCTGACGTAGAATCTGCTGCGGAAGAGATACTTCTTATATCAATACAGGATTATACTACAAAACAAATTATTACTTGGGGTCTAGGTAATTTTGTTAATAAGAAAAAGAATGTGACATATAAAGGATTTAAAACTGAGTTTGATCTTCTAAGTAATTTTATAAACTGGTGGATGATTGAAGAAAATACACCAGAAGTTATCACTGGTTGGAACAGTAAGTTTTATGATATTCCATATATGTGTCGTCGAATTGAAAGAATTCTTGGTGCCAAGTTGATGAAACGTATGTCACCTTGGGGTCTAGTGACTGAATGTGAAACTCATATTATGGGTCGTAGACATATCTCATATGATATTGGTGGTGTATCTCAGTTAGATTACCTTGACTTATATAAGAAGTTTACTTACAAGGCACAAGAGTCATATCGTTTGGATTACATTGCAAGTGTTGAACTTGGTCAGAAAAAACTTGATCACTCTGAGTTTGATACTTTCAAGGACTTTTATACAAATGGTTGGCAGAAGTTTGTTGAATACAACATCATTGACGTTGAACTTGTTGACCGTTTGGAAGATAAGATGAAGTTGATTGAACTTGCTCTGACGATGGCATATGATGCGAAGGTCAACTATGAAGATGTATTCTATCAGGTGCGTATGTGGGATACGATTATCTATAATTATTTGAAGAGAAGAAATATTGTTATACCACCTAAAAATAAATCACACAAGAATGAGAAGTACGCAGGTGCATATGTAAAAGAACCAATACCTGGCAAGTATGATTGGGTTGTGTCGTTTGACCTTAACTCACTATATCCGCATTTGATCATGCAGTATAATATTTCACCAGAAACTTTGCTTGATCAAAGGCATCCATCAGTTACGGTTGATAAAATACTTGATGAAGATCTTACATTTGAAATGTATAAGAACAATGCTGTGTGTGCAAATGGTGCGATGTATCGTAAGGATGTTCGTGGGTTCTTGCCAGAGTTGATGGAAAAGATGTATAATGAAAGAGTCATCTTTAAAAAGAAGATGATTAAGGCAAAGAAGTCATATGAGAAAGCACCAAGCAAAGATCTTGAAAAAGAAATTGCAAGATGTAATAATATCCAGATGGCAAAAAAGATTTCTCTTAACTCTGCCTATGGTGCGATTGGTAATCAATACTTCCGCTACTATAAATTAGCAAATGCGGAAGCAATTACCTTATCTGGTCAGGTTTCTATTCGTTGGATAGAAAACCGTATGAACAATTATCTAAACAAAATACTTAAAACGGAGAACGAAGATTATGTCATTGCTAGTGATACTGACTCTATCTACCTTAACCTTGGTCCTTTGGTGGATGTCATATACAAAGGGAGAGAAAAAACTGCTGAGAGCGTTGTGTCGTTCCTTAATAAGATCTGTGAAATGGAACTTGAAAAGTATATTGAGGGTTCTTATGAAACGTTGGCAAACTACGTAAATGCCTATGATAATAAGATGGTAATGAAGAGGGAGAACATTGCTGATAGGGGTATATGGACTGCTAAGAAAAGATACATCTTAAATGTATGGGATAGTGAGGGTGTAAGATATGAAGAACCTAAACTTAAAATGATGGGCATTGAAGCAGTGAAGTCATCAACTCCTTCTCCATGCCGAACCATGATTAAAGATGCTCTCAAACTCATGATGAGTGGCACAGAAGATGAAGTGATTGAGTATATTGATAATGCTCGGAAGACATTTAAATCATTACCACCTGAAGAAATATCTTTTCCTCGCTCTGCTTCAAATGTAGAGAAGTATAAATCATACTCTACAATATATTCAAAGGGAACACCGATTCATATAAGAGGTGCTCTTCTATTCAATCATTATATTAAGAGTAATAAGTTGACGAATAAATATTCACTTATTGGTAATGGTGAGAAGGTAAAGTTTCTTTATCTTAAAAAACCTAATATTATTCAAGAGAATGTAATATCATTCATTCAAGATTTTCCACATGAACTTGAACTTGACAGATACATAGATTATGATCTACAATTTGAGAAGAGTTTCGTTGAACCACTCAAAACAATTCTTGATGCAATTGGATGGAATGTGGAAAAAACAGTAAACCTTGAATCATTTTTTATGTAATGGATTTTTTAAAAGAGATAGTAAAAGAGATTGGTGATGAATACACTCAACTCGCAGCGGATATAGATGAAACAGA